CCTCCGTGCAACTGCCAAGGCCCGGCGCCGCCGACGTATCGCGCGATGCTCCAGAACTCGACGAGTTCGGCCTTCCGCCACCATGCCCGGTCGCAAAGCTTGAAGTGCCGAACTGCAATCCAGTCCTCGCCCGTCAGCTCGCGCACATCCGCCACCAACTCGCTGATCAATGGCTCGCCGCAGCCCTCGCGACCTGATTGCACTTCGTCGTCGGAGTAGCCCGTGGTGACGGGCATTACCCTCCCTCCTCGCCCGCATCAGGCCGGTGGGCCTGCTCCCCGTCGTCGGAGGCGAGGACTGCCCGCACGACCGCGCGCTGTCGATCTTGTATGCCGCGCAGCAAGGCTTCGATGTGGCGGGGCGTGCACGCGGCCAAGTCGCTGGGCAACACCGCTTCTGGACCGGTCAGCAACGGGTCCAGCCAGCTTGTCGGGACTTCGTTCGGCAGGTTCTGCAGCGATGCCAGCCTGCTCTCCGCCCCCTCGGCAGTGGCGGGGCGGGAGAGGGCGTTGCGGAGGCGCGCCGCGAGCTCGCGCTGCTCCGACACCCACATTGTCTCGTGGCGGCGGACGTTGTGGTCCATGGCTATCATGGCCCGCGTTGCCGCCTCCCTCAGCCCCTCCGGCTCCGGGGCGGGCTCGGCGGTGGCGCCCACTCGCTCGGCCCGCTCGTCAATCAGGGCCATGATCAGGCGGGCTTCAACGTCCCCCTGCTCCGCGATGCTCCTGATAGCCTCTCGCAGCTCCTGCAGCGGCAGCGTGTCGATGGTCATCGCTCGCCCCCCCGAAAGGTCGGCACCGCGGGAACCCGACTCCAAGGCGAGCGCTTCGCGCCTGCGCGGCCCGCCTTGATGTGCTGTCCGCGCGAATGCGAATGCCTGTTCGCACAGGACTGAGAGCACCAGTGGATCAGCGACTCGGCCGCCTGCGGGTCGAACGGGCGCTCGCACCCCTTGCAGATCTCTCGACGGCTCACAGGCCTTCCTCCAAGTCGGTCATCGTCAGGTCGTACCAGCGTCGAGAGCGCTTCGCGGGCTGTCCACGCAGCGATCGCGACCCCTCGGTGACGTAGCGGTAGTAGTTCGGGCAGGCGAGCTGGTTCAGCTCGCAGATCTGGCGTGACGGGCATGGCTCACTGCCCGGCTTGCCGCCCTCGCAGGGCGACATCGGCGGACCGGCCAGCAGGCAGATTCGCGCACGGGTCTCGAAGTCGTTCAGTTCGGCACTCATGGCAGTCTCCTCTCGGCCCCACGCCGAGGAAGTGGAACGTACACGACTCTCGCGCATCGGGTCAACGCGCGTTTATACTGCCCGCCGTCATCTGACAGCGAGGACGCGCACATGAACAAGCGGAAGGCTCTGACCTTCGACGAAGTGATCGAGCGGCTCGGCGGTCGCGCCAAGGCGCGCACGAAGCTCAACGTCAGCCCGCAGACGCTGACGAATTGGAAGGCGCGCGGAATCCCCGCCGCCCGGCACTACGAGATCGTCTCGAAGAGCGGAGGGAAGCTCCGGACCGAGGATCTCGTCAACATGGAGCGATCAGCATGAACAACGGAAACCCGGGAGAAGAGCGCGAGATTGCACCGGAAGACGTGGTCGAGCAGTACCTCGGCCAGCAGCTGCTGGAGCTGGCGCTGCGACGGCGCGCCGATCGCGTTCAGGCAGCGATCAACGACGGCCACGCAGACGGCATGATCCTGTACTCGATCAACGCGACGCACGGCAACATGCCCGGCTGGAACTTCAGTGTGGTGGTGGCGGCCGCGCCCGCGCTGCCTCAGGAGCCGGAGATCGAAGTCGCGAGGTCGATGCCTCGGGACCTCAACACCGGAAAGTGAGAAGGGTGGCGGCCCGACCCCTGCCAAGGTCGGGCCGCCTGCACCACCCAGAGAGCATCGCGTGGGGAGAGGACCGGGTGGCGCCGGCTCAGTATACCCCTCCGCCTGACGCCATGCTCTCTGCAGCCTGAGCCGCTGCAAGTTCGAGAGGGCCGTCGATCCCTGCCGCTCACTGAAGTCGACACCGAACTGCCGAAGAACAAGTCCGGGCTCCGACCTGCCCTGTCGACCCGGCCCCGTGGAGTCTGCTTCGAGCAGAGCCGATGCCGGCGGAAAGGGATCCGCTGACGCGAAAGCGTGGGGAACATCGAGTACCGCACCGGAAGGTGTCCTGCGACTGCAGGCGTGCGAGGCCGGACCGCCTCCACGGGGAAAGAGGGCGAACTGTGCGCGGAGGATCCATGGGGAAGATCTACCAGACCGAAGAGGACCTGAAGAACGAGCGCCGCATCCTTCGGCAGTACCTTGCTGCGCGAGGCGCCACAGGCCTGAAGGTGAAGCACATGACGATGGACTACGAGTGGGACTGGTGCGTGATCAAGCCGCCGCGCGAGGTGGTCGGCGTGATCGAGGTGAAACAGCGGGCGAAGCTCTACCCCACGATCATGCTCTCGTGGAGCAAGTGGCGCCGCGGCGTTCAATACGTGCAGGAAGGCTTCCCCACCGTCCTTGCGATCTCCGGGCCGGACGCCGATCCGCACATCCGAGCAATCCGGGTTCCTCCCGAGATTCGGCCCTCGTGGCTCAGCGTGGAATGGGGCGGCCGCGCGGATCGGGACAAGGAAGAACCGCTCGCGATGATCCCCTTGAGCCGCTTCGCTGTCATCTGCCGAGACTTGCGCGACGAACACGTTTGTGTATAATTGAAGGGGTCGGCACTTCCGCCGGCCCTGATGGAGTCACCGCTATGAAGAACAGCTGGATCAAGATCTCGCAGACCCTTTGCGCGAAGCGCCCGATGCTGCTCGCCCCCACGGTCGCGCCGAGCGTGGATGAGCAGCGCCAGAGGTGCTACGACGCGGAGCAGCACATGCGCCTGCCTCTGAGTACTGCCGAAACCATCGATAGCATGCAGCGGTTGGCTGGTCGGATCTGGTCGGACTACCGCCTCTACGCCTTGGCACCCTCGCCGCTGATCAAGGCGGCCCGATCCGACGCCTTCCGTAGCTCCTCGTACCACAACGGCACGATCACGATTTCGAAGTGGCAGTCGAATACGAAGACGCTGCTCCACGAGCTGGCTCACCAGATTGCGGGGAATAAGCACCGGCACGACGCCTATTTCGTCTCAGTGATGCTCGGGCTCTACCACCGCTACGGAGGGCTGTCGCTGCAGCGCGGGGTCATGGTCCTCCACGACCTTGGCGTCCAGTGGAGCCACGAGACGCTGATGAACGTGGCGATCGAGGGCGGGGCGCAGCTGATCCCTGAGGTCTGCAGCACCGCGTTCAAGGTTGCCTGAGAACAACTTGCGTCGGGTACACTCTCGTGTATGATTGTGGGTGCCGGCAATGACGCCGGCACCCGGAGGAAACTGCCATGATCGATCTTACGAGCACGTCCCGCAGCGGCATCGCCCGCATCCTGAACCGCATGGCCGCCGATGACGCCTGCGTCCGCATCGACTCCCCGTCCGGCACCGTGAAGGGCCGCATCGACGCCGCCCACTACTGCACCCGCTCCGAACTGCTGCACGTCTGGCTGATCACAGGCCCCGACGAAGTCACGCTCTGCGAGGAGCAGGACGGGGCCCCGTTCCGCATCACTGAGATCGACATGGGAGCCCCGGCATGAGCAACGAAGCATCCAGACAGCGTCACGAGAGACTCGTCGCCATCTACGCCGCCCGGCACCGATCCGGCGCTGACGCGGCTCCGCGCAGGCCCTCTCTGGAGGAGATGTCTCGCGGCAACGACCGCGCTCTAGCAATGCTCAAGGACGCGGCGCGCATCGAGGAGCTGGCCGGGTACGCCGACAGCGGCGCCGCCGAGACCGCCGACCGGGACCGGGCGCGCACCCTCCGAGACATGGCGCTCCGCATCGCGCGAGGGCAGGCCGAGCCGGTGGCGTGCCCGGAGTGCAACCGGACCGTCTACCGGACGCAGGCGCTCCGTGGGTGGACGCACTACGAACTGGGGCGCTACCTGCACCCGCACAGCTGCACCACCGCGCCGGAGGAGGGCGGAATCCATGGGTGATCGACAGAGACGGCAATCAAGGGGGCGCCGCAGGCATGACGCGGGCCCGGACACCCCGCGCCTCTTGGCGTATTTCACGGCCGGCGCAGTGGTCGGGGCGGTCCTCGGTGCGCTGCTGAGCAGCAGCCTGCCGATCGCCGCGACGCTGTACTGGCTCGCAGTCGTGGTGGCTCTGGGCGTTGCGGCATGGGCGGTGAAGCGATGAGAACCGGAGACCTGTTCGCAGGCGGCCCCATGGATCCGCAGGACCCGCCGAAGGCCGAGGGGCGTCGCAAGGGTCTGGCGGCGCGAGACGAGGCTCTGGAGCGCGTCTCGCGCGGCAAGACGAGTTACGTCAGCCGCGGCGTCGAAGTGGGCCGCATGATTCTCGATGCGTGCGGCGAGCTGACGAGCGAAGACATCCGCCGGTCCCTGCCCATCTTCGACGGCGAGGAGCCCCGCGTGCTCGGGGCCGTCATGAACAAGCTGATCCGCGACGAGGGTCTTGTCCGCGATCGGTACGAACCGACCAGCCGCCCCGAAGCGCACGGTCGACCCATTGCAGTCTGGAAGCGAGGAGAGGACTGATGTCCAACGCAGCAGAGAGCGCGACGAACGAGACCCCGGCAGAGGCTGAGGCTATCTTCTTGGCGTACCACAACGAGGTGGGCCGGATCCGCGCGGAGAAGCACTCCGTGCTCGCGAAGTACGAAGAGGCACCAGAAGCCGGCGAGAAGCCGCTCCGCAGCTGGGTGGCTCAGTGCCGCACCGTGAAGGCCGACATCGAGCGGACCCGGAAGAGCGCGACCGAGGAGATGCGCGCGCGGATCTCCGCGGTGAACGAGGCGGGCAAGGCCCTCGTCGGCGAAATCGATCAGACCATCGATGCCGTCATGGCGCCCGTGCGCGAGGCGGAGCGGATCCGCACCGAGCGCGAGCAGCAGATCGAAGCGCTGATCGCCGGCATGCGCGCCGCCAGCCAGAGCGATCGAAACCCCGACGGATCCCGCGTGCCGTCCGCCGATCTCCGCAGCCGGCTGCTGCAGGTTCGGAATGTGGTGGTGACGCCGAAGTCGTTCCACGAACGCGCGAACGAAGCCACGAGCGTGCAGATCCGAGCGATCGAGATGCTCGAAAGGTGGATCCGCGAGGCGGAGGAGGCGGAGGCTCAGGAGCGCGAGCTGGAAGAGCTCCGCCGGGAGAAGGCGGAGCGCGAGGCCCGGGCCCGGCGCGAAGCCGAGGCCGCCGAGGCGGAGAAGCGTGCCGAGAGGCGGGCCGCCGAGCTTCTCGCCGAGAAGGAGCGCCGCGAGGAAGAGCTGAAAAGCCGGAAGGAGAAGGAGTCCGAAAGGAGGGCGGCCGACCGGGCGCGCCGCGAAGAGGTGCGGACGGAGATCTCGACCCAGCTCCGGGCGCACGCGGGGTTGAGCTTGGCGCAGTCGGCCCGGGTGATAGATGCGATCGACATGAAGAAGGTGCCGGCGCTCTCGATCGACTACTGACGCGCGCCGCACACGGGCGTGTAATAATGCACGCCCCTGCCGACTACCCTACTGGAGAGGACCATGGAAGCAGAGAAGCAGAGCGGCGGCGAAATCGTCGTGCCGTCGGAACGTCGACAGCCGGCCCCGGCGCAGGTCACCCCGCATATGCTGATTGCCAAGGCAATCGACCGCGGGATGGACCCGGACACCCTCGCCAAGCTGATCGAGCTGGCGCAACAGCAGGAGCGCGAGGCGGCCCGCAAGGCATGGGTCGCGGCGATGTCCCGTTTCCGGGCGGCGTGCCCTCCGGTGGCGAAGAGCCGGCACGTCTACTACACGACGCGCAGCGGTGACGTGGTCGACTACTGGCACTCCCCGCTGTCCGAGGTCGCGGACACCATCGGCTTCTGCATGGGTGCCGAAGGCCTGTCGTTCCGGTGGGAGCAGGAGCAGACCGAGGGGAAGATCACCGTCCGCTGCATCGTGTCTCACGAGGACGGGCACTCCGAGCACTCCGAGCTGCATGCGTCGCCTGACCAGAGCGGCGGGAAGAACGCGATTCAGGCGGTCGGCTCGACCGTCACCTACCTGCAGCGGTACACCCTGATGGGGATCGCCGGCGTGGCCGCATCCGATCAGGACGACGATGGCCGCCAGCAAGGCGTCGAGAAGGCCGAGCCCGCTGCGGCGCAGCCGAAGGGGGGCACGGTGACGCCGGAGCAGGCGCAGGCGCTGCAGGCCCGTTGCGAGGCGGCCGGGGTGCCTGAGGGGCGCTTCCTGCTGCTGGTCGCGAGGACCATGAAGCAGGGAGTCCCGCCCGAGTCGTTCGCGGAGATCCCCGCGTCGGCATTCAAGGCGTGCGATCACTGGCTCTCGGAACGCGAAGGCGCCGCCGACTCGGAGGCATCGTGAGCAGCGAGGAGAAGCCGACCCTCCGGCAGGAGCTGGAGGGCGTGGCGTCATGGGCTCGCCAGATGGCCGAGGACTGCCGCAGGTCGGCTGCCGCGCTCGACGCGGTGGCCGATGGGATCATGATCGTCATCGAGCGCCACGAGGGGGAGAGCGACGATGCTGGAGGGTGATCCGGTCATCTACGAGACCGAGCAGGGATCGCCGGAGTGGCACCGGCTGCGCTGCGGAAAGGTCACTGCCTCGATGTTCGTCGAGGTGAGGAAGCGGCTGAAGAGCGGCCCGAACAAGGGCGACTACAGCTCCGCCGCGAAGGACTACGCCTTCAGGCTTGCCGTGGAGCGCCTGAGCGGCGAGCCCATGGACGAAGGCTTCGAGACGTGGCAGATGCGCCGAGGCCATGAACTGGAGCCTGACGCGCGCGAGCGGCACGCCTTCCGCATCAGGAAGGAGATCCGGCACGCCGGGTTCATCACGACGCCCTGCGGCCGTTTCGGCGCCTCGGGCGATGGTCTGATCGACCCGCGCGGCGGAAGCGAATACAAGTGCTTCGTCAGCCCCGTGAGCCTTCGGAAAGTGCTCTACGACATGGATCCCAGCGATCAGTGGGATCAGGTGCAGGGGTCCCTTGCGATCAGCGGCCGTGAGTGGTGGCACCTCTGCTACTACACGCCGGCGCTCGCTTCGTACGGGTCCGATCTCATCGTCTACGAGGCGGAGCGGAACGAGGACTACATCGGAGCTCTCTGGGCCGATCTCGAATCCTTCGACCGTCTGGTCGAAGAGTACCGGGAGCACCTGACGACGCTCCCGAAAACCCCCATCAGAATGTGAGGAGGGCCCATGCCCAAGGGGATGGAATGCACCCTGAAATCCATCAACGTACGGACCGAGAAGCACGGCGACGATGAAGTGCTCGCCGTGGATCTCGGCTTCGAGGTGACGCTTTCGCGGAAGCTGATCCGCAAGTACCTCTGCACCGAGATCGACTGGTGGCTCGACGACACCGACCAGACGCCGCGCGGGTCGATCTCGAAGGTGATCTCCAGCTACGAGCACTCGAACGTGCGCGCGGACCTGCGGGACGTGCTGGGGCGCGACGAGGACATGATCCGCTGCGCCCCGGCGAAGCTGAACAGCTTCAAGATGACGCCGAAGCATCACGGCGTCGCGGAGACCACCTTCCGGCTTCAGGTCAGCGGGGTCTCCGAGGAGCGCATCGGAGAGCTGAGCGGACTGCTGCACTCAACCGTGTGGGTCGACATCGCGGAGCGGAAGGAAGCGACCGAGGAGCCGACGGAGAGCCAGCCCAGCCTCCCGGGCACGGGGATGGCCGACTCGGGAAACGGCGAGGCGGTCTGAGCTGGTGGGCGCGCGCCGGGCTCTGGATGCTCGGCGCGCCCCCGCCTTAGCTGGCGATCAGGCCGAGCTGCTTCAGCGCCGCCACCACGTCGCCGATCGTGTACGCGGTGGTGCCGACGCCGCCGGTGAAAGTACTGTCCTCTGTCACGCCGGAAGCGGAGCCCGCGACGTGCCCGGTGGCGCCGCTTGCCGTCTGCTGCGCCACGGGCGACGCGCCGAAGAACGCCAGCAGCCCGTTCCCGTCGATCCTTACGCTCTCGGCCGACCCAGTGCCCAGAAGCCGAAGCGGCGACCCGCGCAGCCGCAGCGGGCGCAACTCTTCGGTGCCGGTAGTCTCGTCCACGCCCTCGACGTACGCGGTGTCGGCGGTGGAGCCCATGCGGATGGCGTGACTCGTGCCGACCAGATACAGCAGCTGTTGGTCAGTGCCCGCGACGTGCAGCTTGGCCAATCCCGTGATAGCCCCGACTAGCAGCCTGCCGTCCGACGTGATGCGCGCGCGCTCCACCGGCGCGTCCGAGCCTTCCGGGGTCGTGTGGAACTCGATTCGCCCCGGCATGTCGGTGGTGTCACCGGACGACGCTGGAGCGCCGTCCACGGCCATCACGATGTACGCCGCGTCCTCGTAGTCGGCTCCGTCGTAACCGCGCCCTCGGAGTCGGAGAAGGTCGTCTCCGTCGGCCAACACCAGCGGAGCCGACACGGTGCCGCGTGCGCGCTCGACGGCGAAGTGTCCGGCGGCGGATGGCGTGTTGCTGAAGCTGCGCTGCAGGATCCACGAGCCCGCCGCGAGCTCCTCCTGAAGCACGATGCCGCGCGAAGGCTCCGGCCCGGTCTTGATGCCTATGCCCGTGGTCGTGGCGCGAAGAATGTCGGCTCCACCCTCCGCGACGTGCAGGTTCGACGCGGGCGCCGCCGTCCCCAAGCCGAGCCGGCCGACGTGCGTCAGGCGCATCCACTCCGAGCCGTTGGCGTAGAACGCCATCGGGGCCGTGGCACCGGACACAACGAGCCGAGCTTCCGTCGCCAGCGCTTGCAGCTGCGCCGTCGTGCTGCCCACCGCGAACCGCACGCGCGCGTCGGTGTCGTCCTCCACGTCGATGCTGACCGCCGGGATCCGCCCGAGTCCGAGGCGCCCCTGATCATCGAGACGCATGATTTCGGAGTTGTCGGCTGCCCAGCTGAAGACTTGCCCTGTCAAGATGTCGCCGTCGTCCAGACGGAACCGCATCGACTCGCCTTCGCTGACGTCTATGCTCGCGTCGATCACGTTGGCACGGCTCCAGCGGATGCCGGATGCCACGTCGAAGCCCTTGCCGATGGTGATGTAGTTGGACTCGCCACCGGCGTCGCTGCCGACCTGCAGGATCGACGCGGGGTCCGTGACGCCAATGCCGACGCTGCCCGACGCCGTGAGGTGCATCGCCGTGGTGAAGCCGGCCACCTTGAGCTGCAGCGCGTCGCCGGGAGCATTGCAGCCGATCGCAGTCACGTTGTCGGCGGGGCGGTACTGAATGACGGACGCATCCACGTCCGACGTATCGCCGAGGAACAGCGTCGCAGTGTTGGCCTCTCCCGCGATGATCGAGGCACCGGCCTGACCACCGCCCTCGACCACCAGCTCATCGGCATCGGCGCGGGGCGCGGTTGCAACTCCGCTGGTAGTGAGGTGCAGCCGCCCCTGCGGCTCGGGAGTACCGATGCCCACGGTGCCGGCGGAACCGATGAACAAGCGCGAAGCGTCGTTGGTGCGGAGGTCGAGGGAGCTGCTCTCCGCGCGCACCCCCGAAGTGAGTCCGCCATCGTTGAACAACTCGTAGTCGCCCGTTCCTTCGATCGCGCGGATCCCGCCCGAGAAGGCGTCGTCCGAGTCCCGGGCGATCAGGAACGTCCGCGGAAGCATCGTGAAGATGGCCTGCGGCGGTCCGCCGTCGGCGAGCAGGATAGAAAGCTGGCCGCGCTCCGCGCCGTCCGTCACGTCAGCGGCGGCGCCCCGAATACTTGCGAACACCTCGATCGCGGCGGCGTCGTTCGTCCCGGTGAAGTTCAGGTATCCGATCTGGTCTTGATCCGCCGGCGTCCCGCTGGCTCGGCGCAGCTCGATGCCGGGCCCGGCAGCGGCGCCCCCGTTGTCGGTCTCGAAGACCGCGACCACGCCTTGGCTGGTCGACGAGACGTGCAGCAGCGCGTCGGGCGACGTTTCGCCAATCCCGACCGAATCGAAGATGCTGTTCGCCCGCGCCAGACCCTGCACGAGCACCCAGTCGATGCCGTCATGCACCACCTCGACGATGCTGTCCGGGTCGAGCGCGCCGGCGGGCAGCGCGCCACCGGTCGGCAGGCGCACCGCGGCCGCCCCGAGACCAGCGACGTTCAGCGTGCAGGCGCCCGTGTTCGCTGCGCCGGGCCGGAAGCTGAAACGCATGCCGCGCGCGTACGCGGAATAGGTGCCGTTCGGCGTGAGCGTCTGCGCGTTGGCGGTGCCGGCCGACGTGAGAGAGCCATTCGTGTCGGCCAGCCACCGGGCGACGACCGCCATCACCTCGCGGCCGGTGTCGTTCACTTCGTCGAAGTCCATCCCCTCGGGCCAGCCGTCGGGCGCCGCACCGTTGTTGTTGGCGGCGATCGGATCCCAGTCGAGTAGCTCGGGCATCGTTGCGTCCTCAGTAGACCGGAGCGCGGTGCTCCGCTACCCCGTAGATGGAGAAAGTGACGCCGCTCGCGAGATCTGAGCGGACCGCGAGCTGGCCTCCGCCCTGCAGCGTGATCCCGTTTCCGGTGTCTTCGGAGCACACGACGAAGGACTCATCGGCGGGCACCGCCTGATCCCACCATAGAGCGGTGGTCTCGTCGAACGTCGAGCCTCCGCTGTCGTCGTGGAACACCCTGATCGCGCGCGCGGCGCCAGAAGTGTTGCAGGCAATGACCTTCGTCACCTCGACCCGGATCCCGTCAGGAGCGGTGAACGCCAGCGTCGCGGAGGTGTCGCCGGGGCGAATCTGCGCGAGGAGCGCGGCCTGCGCGTGCTGATTTATCATGCGGCGGACCCCAGCCAAAGGAAACGAACGTGAATCTCACCAGCATCGATCGCGCAATCCTGAACGCCCACCCCTTGTGGGCGCTGCCCGTCCAGCTTCTTTTCGCCGCAACCGCCTTCTGCATGATCGCGAGGCCGGAGCTCGTGCCCGACTGGCTCGTGGTGGTGGTCTTCTTCTCGATGGGCTGGCTTGTCCATCTCGCAGCAGTCACCGATCACCTGCAAGAAGACCCGCTGCCGGAGCCGACGCCCCGGGGCCGAGTCGTTGCAATGCAACCCCCCGAGGCACCAGCTCGTTCGCCGAAGTCGGGAACTTCCCTCGGGCCGCAGCCTCCGAAGCGGCGCGGGCAAGTCCGAGCGTTCCTACGGTCGTGACAGGGTCCGCCATCAGGCCCATGCCGATCCCGCCGCCTTGGATCATGTCCATGTTCGCGAGCCGCGGTGCCGTGCCGGAGTTCGGCATGCGGTCTGGTAGCACGATCGCCGCGGCATCGGTGAACCTGCGCCACTCGCGAGATCCCGGCGAGCGGCGCGACAGGTTCGCCAGCGACTGCAGCGGGATGAACCCCTCGATCCTGTCTCCGCCGCCCGCGCCGCGATAGTACAGCCGCTCCAGCTGCTTGAACTGGGCGAAGCGGCTGTCGAGGTTTCCCTTCGCGTCGCCGGCGGACCGCATGAAGAGCTCGTCCATCGCGTCCTTCAGGTCCTCGTAGACGCTGGAGGCGGGCCGGTTCGTGCGGGAGAGCCGCGAGTACATCGAGCGGCGCTGCTGATACCAGCGGCCGGACTTCCCGGCCTGCTCGGTCGCGGCCTCCATCAGATCCGCGATGGCGTTGTTCGCGATGTCGATCAGGCTCGCGTCGCCAGACTCCCGGGCGCGGTCCTTGATCTCGCCGAGGCGCATCAGGAACTGGTCGTCGTCGAGGCGCACCGCCTTGTTGCCGAGCGCTTCCTCGTACTCCCGGCCGAGGCTCCGCGCAGCGGCGCGCAGGTTCGAGTCTGTGAGCAGGCCGTCGTCGCGGATCTTCGCCCGCGGGACGCCGATCATGTCCCAGAGCTTCCGCTGCACTTGCAGGCGCTGGCGCTCCAGCGTGCGCTGGAAGGGGCCTCCTACCACCAGCATCTGCGAAAGGTTCGTCTCGGTCGCCTGAGCCGCCTTGTTCCCCGACCTCTGGCCGACGGACATCGTCACGCCGGCGTCGTCGAGCTGCTGCACCGCACGCTTGTACCGATCTCCGGAGACCATCCGATTCGCGACATTCCGGGCCCTGCCGAGTGCCTGCCCAGTCGCCGGCAGTGCAGCGCCCGTCGCCATGCCAACCGCGGCACCCTTCGCTGAATCGGCGAGCAGGCCGCCGACGGAGTCCGCTTCGCTGGTTCCGGCGCCGGCCACCGCCCCTGTCCCTGCGCCGAAGGCTGCGCCCCGCTTCAGCAGCTCGCGGCCGGTAACGCCCGCCGTGGCTCGACCAGCGCCCACGCCACCCGTGAGCAGGCCTCCGCCGATCTCCGCCGCGAGCGCGGTCTTCGGGTTGCTCTCCCGGTATCCAGCCAGCCTGCGGCGCGCCGCGTCCCGCGTCCCGGTGTAGCCCTCTCGGGCCGCACTGATAGGGTTCTCGAAGGACGCAGCCGCCTTGACGCCCTCAGCGGCGCCTCCGAGCAGACCGGCGATCTCGTCTGGGAAGCCAAGGAAGGCGCCCTGAGCGATGGGGTCCGCAATCGAGCCGGAAGGGCGAGCAGCCCGCGAGGGCGCCGGAGCGGCCTCAGGAGCGGCGCCGGCCTGCCGGGCACGGATGATGCCGGCGATGCGCTTGGCGTCTTCCACGCGGCCGTCCTGCGCGTACCTGCGCCCCAGCGCTTGCAGCTGCTCGATGCTCGGTTCGGCCACAAGAGTCTCCTCACATGCCCAGCAGGCGGCGGTCTTCGTCGGTGAGGCCGAAGTCGCCGCCGGCGCGATCCTCGATCCGCGAGAGGTTCGCCTGCACGACCTCTTCCAGTTCGCGGAGCGCCTCCATGAAGGCCTCCTCCGACTGCGCCCGGTTGAGGCGGCCCAGCGCGCGCTCCGCCCTCAGGCCCTCGATCTCGGTGATCGTCCCGGCGCCCTTCAGCGACTCGAAGGCTTCGAGGAACACCTTCCCTTTCAGCTGTTCGAGCAGCTCGTTGAAGTCGTACGCCGCGGTTCCCGCGATGAGCGGCACCACTGCCGACCGGCCTGTCGCCGCGGCGCGTCCCGGGTGGTTCCGAAGGCTGCGAATCGCCTGCAGGGTCTGGCCTGCCTTCAGCCGGGCGCCGCCGACTTCTCTGCGCGCATCGCCAGCCGCCTCGACATCCTTCGCGGCATCGGCCGCCACGCCTTCGCGCGTCCCATACTCCGCAGGGGTCGGCTGAGGACGGTCCGTGGGCAGGCCGGTGCGCGGAGCCGCCGTGCCGCCGCCCGTGTCCTGCCAGTAGGGCGCTCGGCGGTACGTCAGCACCTGACGCTGCTCTTCCGGGGAGAGGCCCGCGAACCAGCGCGCGGAGCGCACGTCCGAAGGGATGTTCGAGTCCCGCAGGCCGCCCGCGGTGGGGTTGAGCTGCTCCTTCAGGGCCGCCGCCGGGTCCACGGTGCCGAGCAGCCCGATCGCGCGCTCGCGCTCACTGCGAGGAGGCGTCGGCGGCCCATACCCGCGCGCGCCCATCTCGCCGCCCGGACGGGCCTGCGAGGCGAAGCGGCGCCGGAGCGCGTCGAGGCGCTGCTGCTGCTCCCGATCCAGCCGGTTCTGCCGGCGCAGCATCTGCCGCTGCTCCGCGAGCCCCTGCCCCTCAACGAGGCCTTGGATGGCGCTCTCGCCGGCGTTGGCGCGACGGAGCGCCATCAGGGAGCGCATGTACTGCGGGTTCGCCATCAGCTGATCGATTCGACTCATGACAGCAGCCCCGACTGCGAAGTGGCCCACGGGTTGATGCCCGGCGTCGCGCCCGGAGGCGAGCCCTGCTGCCTGCGGTTCGCCGGGTTCAGGGTGTTCCACGCATTGAGCGCAGCCGCCCACGGCGCGGCCGGGTTGCTGTCGCGGCCGGTGACGCTGAACTCGCCGAATCCGGTGCTCGTCCGGTCGATGTAACGGTTCAGCGCGTCCTCGGGCCGGTTCTGGTCGAAGTCCCAGCGCTGCATGCGGGCGGCCAGCTCACGCTCCGCCTGCGACTGGTAGCCCTCGCCGGCCTGCTGCAGGTAGTTCAGGTCGAAGAAGTCCTGCGCGGCGAGGCCGGGCGCGACCTGACCACCGGCCAGCAGGTTCGTGGCGAGCTGGTCGTCGGTGGCTGCGAGGCCGCCGGCGCCGGTGAGCCTGTTGCCGGTGCGCGCCTGATCCACGTCGAGGCCGAGCGAGGCGAGGAACTGGTCCGCGCCCTGATTGCTCTGGCCCGCCTGCAGCGCCTGCTGCCCGGTTGCCACGCCGAGGTTCCCGAGATCCACCCCGGCGCGCGCCATGCGGTCCCGCTCGGACTGGAAGTTGCCTCCGTAGATGTCGCCAGCCAGCTGCGCCAGCGCGTCCTGCGTCTCGCCAGCCTGACGCGCAGCGGCGACCTGATTCAGCCCCGATCCGCCCCGGCCGGCCGCCGAGAAGCTTGCGTTCAGGCCCGGCAGGATGTCTTCGTTGAAGCGCTCCGTGACGCGGCTCGCCGCGGTGTTGAACACGTCATCGAGGTACGGGTTGCTGGTCAGGAACGCGCCGCTCGCGGTGTCGACGAGGTTCCGGCGCGCGGTGGGATCCATGCCTTGAGCGGCCACGTCTCGCACGCCGCTCGGATCTGAGATCCCGCCAGTGCGGGCGATCTCCGAATACACGTCGCGGCCCACGTCGCCGGTGACGGAACCGTTGTTCGCGAGCAGCTGCTCCACGCCGCCCTGCGCGGCATCGACCACCGAAGACCCCGACCGAGCCCGCGACACCATGCTGTCGTAGGCCTCGCGAAGCTCGGGCGGCAGGTCCGTCCAGTTCTGCCCCTCGAAGAAGCGAGGCCCGCCCCGCTCCAGCGCGTCCTGCGCCTCCTCCAGCCCCCGGAGGATGAACGGCTGCTGCTGCTCCCACGGCGCCGTCGATGTCTCCGTCGGCTGCGGCTGATCGGTGACGTTGACGGCGATCTCCAGCGCGTCGGCGAGACTCGTGTTGTTGACGATGTCCGTGAGCACGTCGCCGACGCCCCCGAGAGGCCCCCCGAAGAGCCCGTCGAGCAGGCCGCTGAAGGCCCCCTCGCCGAAGTTGACGCTGCCTCCGGTCGCGTTCGCACTGCCGCCCGCCACGTCGCCGAAGAGATCGCTGATGACGTTGTCGAGCGTCGTGTTGCCGGTGCTGAGGCTCGCGTTCTGCGTCGCGCCCTCGTTGACGATGCTGCCGATCAGATCCGACAGGACGTTGCTGACATCGCCGCTGGAGACGTTGCCGAACAGGTCGGAGATGAAGTTGTTCGCCTCGCCGCCAGCGCCACCAGCACCGCCCGCCGCCGAGATTGCGCCGATCAGGTCGGTGATGCTGATGTCGCCGCCGAGCAGGGTGTTCGCCGACGACGCGCCGTCGAGCAGGCCGCTGACTCCGCCGAGGATGTCGTCGAGCGTTGGCATGTCCGTGCCTCCGGTGGATCCGCCGGTCGAATTGTCGTCCAGCGGGGGCGTGATCACCACATCGGGGCCCGTGTCGGGCTCCGGGTCAGGGGTCGGGTCTGGCGCCGGGGTCGGGTCTGGCGCAGGCGCAGGGCCCGGTGCGGGATCCACCTGCGGCGGCGGCGCTGTCGGCGTCGGCTGCGGGGTCGGCGTCGGGGCCGGCTGCGGCGAAGGCGTCGGCGAGGGCGTCGGCGAGGGCGGCAGCACGGGAGGAAGCCCCGGGATGTCCAGCACCCCTCCGAGCAGGTCCCAGATGTCCTGCGGCAAGGTGCCCTGCTGCGCCTGCTCCAGCAGGCCGGGATCGGTGGAGCCCGGACCGCCGGGCGCGTTGTACCCGATGAAGGGCGCCGTCGCCGTGAGCAGGCCTTCGAGCGACGAGTCCAGCGAAGGGCCCGTGCTCTCGTAGCCGCTGAAGTCCGGCAGGAACATGGCCGCGAGCGAGGCGCCACCATCCGGCGTCAGGCCGAACCCGCCGGTCCCGAGCGCCGCCGCGGTGAGCCCGATCCTGCCGATGTCCGCGACAGCGCTCCCCACGTCGCTGAACTCGAAGCCTTCGGATGTGCTCGATACGCGAGGCAGGACGTAGTCGTTGTAGAAGCTGAGCTGGTCGAGCAGCCACTGCGGCGGATCCGGGTTCGGATCACCGCCGTCGGGAGTCCTTCCGGTCTCGCCGCCTCGCGTGTCGACTGCATCTTCTACAGGCATCCGTTCAGCGCCCCATCAGGCCGCGCGCGGGCCGGCGACCGGACGCGCGCGGCGCGGGCATGTCACCACTGCTCAGCAGTCCGAGGCCCGGACTGCGGGCTCCAGAGGCGCCGCCCAGAACCTGCGCGAGCTGAGCCGCCGGAGGCGGGTTGTAGCCGCCCTTCACCTGCATCCACTGCCTGAAGGTCGGAGAGAGCGCGAAGCGGCGTTCGAGGCCGGGGTTCTCGTCGAAGATCTTGAGCAGCTCGGCGCCCTGCTTCTTCCACTTCCGGGCGGTCGCCGGGTCAGGCTGGTCCTTCCACGGCTGCACCTCTTCGTACAGCTGGCGAGCGCGCGCGAAGGTCTCGCGGTTCTGGCCGACCTTCTCCGAGACGGCGTCGAGCAGACCCGCTTGCTTCCGACGCTCCTGCATCGACATCTGAGGGGTCCCCGGCGCGGTGGGCATCTTCGGCTGCCCCGGCCCTGCCATCGGGCGCGGAGGGGCCGCAGGAGGGCGCTGCTGCGCCGCGGGCGGCGGAGGCCCTGCCATGGGCGCCCTCGGGCCGCCTTGCGGCGCACCGGCGCGCTCGCGCCGCTTCAGCATCTCCATGAGGACCATGTCCTGTGGATTCATCGTCGACCCTTCTCCCTTCCGACCAGCCGGACACCGCGCGCCAGCTTGAACGGACCTGTCGTCTGAAGCCGCGCGCGGAGAAAGCGGCCTGACGCGCGACAGGCGTGCGCGCCGATGGCGTTGCGCTCGACGGCAGCGCTGAATGCCACATTGTCCCCCTGTCGCTCGCGCGTGCCCACCGACGCCCGGACAGTGGCCGGCGAGCCCTCGATCAGCGATTCGACCTCGGTGACGATCATCCGGTTCCGGAAAGAGCCGGTATCGAACTCCCGCGTGTGGATCTCGGCCGCGAGCGCCGGCCCCGTCAGGCCGCCGAGGGCGTTCGACGAGGTGTAGACGGCCAGCCCCAAGTCCTGCCCGCGGAAGGCGCCGGAGTCCATGTTGAAGCTGTTCGCGTCGATGCCGCCGGGCAGCAGTGAGTCGATGGTGTCGAGGTTGAATCCGGGCGGTGCGTACTCGACGAGGAACTGCGTGGTCATCTCTCCGTAGCTCCACCGGTCCTGCGACCAGTTGTAGATGATCACCCGGTCGAGCGTGCCCGACGAGCTGCTCGGGAAGGCCCAGTACGCGAGCGTGTTCCGGCGATCGACGGCGCCGATGACGAGCCGCTCGCTGTCTGCCGCGAGGTTGTCGCGGAACCATTGGTCGACGCGGTTCGCGCCGAGCTGGCGAGGAGGCGCAGCGCCGCCGTCCCAGACCATGAAGCCCTCGTGCCCGAGGAAGAAGATGAGACCGGAGGCCCAGCAGACGCTGCGCCACGCGGGCGTGCCCGAGTTGCGGACCACTTCGTCGAAGCGGAACACCTGAGGCGGGCCGATGTAGGTCGCCACCCAGAGGCTGTTCTCGGTGAGGATCCGCCCGACCTGACCGGGGACGATCCGCTGCACCTCGCCGGAGCGACCCGGCAGCGTCTGCTGGTCAGACTGAGCGCTGTAGTTCGTGCCCCAGATCTCCGAGTTGTTGAAGCCGCTCCACGCCACGGTGTCGAACTTGTCGCCGCCGTCATTGATCCGGCCGACCATGATGAAGTCTCGAACCACGCCGATGGTGCGCCCCCGAGGCGGCGAGCCGGGAAGGTCCGCGAAGAGCGTGGAAGCCTCGGTGTCGAAGTACTGGGTGTCGTTGTCAGGGCTCACGGCGAGGACGCGCGACCCGAATCGAGCGAAGTCCCACGAGCCGGTGGACGTGTAGTTGCCGACCCGGGACACGTTGTCCATGGCGCCAGTGACGTTGTTCAGGCGGTAGAGCTGCGTGGCGTCCGCGCCGAAGTTGAAGCGGCTGCCGGATTCGTCGAGGGACCAGTAGCCGCCGACACAAGGTGCGTCGAGGGCACCGTAGATTGCCTCCGGCGAGCTCAGGCTGGCGAAGCCGCGCGGCACCGGGACGACATTCTTCGCCTCCGGGGTGCCGGGGTTCTCGTGCAGACCGAGATCAGGGAGCCAGTCGCCGAACTCCAGCGTCGGTAGCTTCGTCAGTGGCATGGGTCACGGTCCTATCGCTACCTGCTGCTGCGGGGCGCCGCCGGAGATCCGGGCGCGTCGGTTGTTGCGGTTGAGGGCTTCGATGATGCCGGAGGCGCGCGCCCGGTTCCTGTCGGCCATCTCGAAGTCCTGCTCGAACTCGGCGGCCGCCATCAGGCATGTGTAGAGGTAGAGGTCGTAGGCGTTCGCGAGGACCGCGTTCGTGTCGGTCGGCTCGGTGAGCGGATCCAGCGCGGTGTAGTACCCCACGTTGAGGGTGCTGCTGCCGCCGGGTGCCGCGTAGAGCTGGCCGCCTTCGATGCAGTACACGTCCTCGGGGCCGTGGCCTTGAAAGTAGGAGCGCCGCGAGAAGAAGTCCTCCGCGGACAGCATCGTCAGGTTCGGGCCGTCGACCGAGTCGACCGAGACTCGTCGGAACTCCAGCCAGCCGTCGGGGAGCGCAACGGATCCCGCCGCCGTGCCGGCGATCGGCGCCAGCGTGAGCTGCCCGCTGACGATCATCTCCTGCACCCGGAGGTTCCGGCGGATGAAGGCTTCCGCTTCGCGGATGATCGCGTTCTGACGATCCGGCTCGAACGTCCGCACGAAGTAGGCGTCGATGTCCGCCAGCAGGGCCGCTCGCGTCGTCACAGCCGCCTCACCCCTGTCCGCAGGTACTTGTGGTCAGAGCTGTTCAGCTTCATGACGAGGTACTCGGGCCACTTCAGTCTGTCGGAATGGCGCTTCTTCCATTCCTTGCGCCATTCTTCCCGGGTGACGCGCGGAACCGTCGCGGCCGGGCGCCCCATCGCCTTCGTGACGATGCTGCTGCGATCGTTCGCGATCCGCTTGCAGTGATCGATGATCGCGCCGATCACGGGGCCCGGCTGCGTCTCGACCGTGTAGACGAAGTCGTCCTCGAAGACGAGCGACGACTCCGAGTACTCCGAACGACCGAGAACGTGCCGTGACATCAGGCGGCCTTGTCGCTCTCGTCGCGAGCCTCGACGAAGGCGCGCACGTCGGCCACCTTGACCTTGCCGCCGACGCCGGAGCCGACCACGTCGCGGAGATCCACGTCGTGCGACTCGGCGAGGGAAATCGCGCCGGGCGTCGCCTCGGGCGGCTGCTCTTCCTGCACAGGGATCTCGCCGGGCTCCGCGCCCGCGGCCGCCCCGAACTTCAGGTGCTCCGCGCGCATCTGCTCCTCGCAGCGCTCCAGCGCGTCAGCGATGCGCTGGCGCTCCGACGCCTTCATGACCAGCCGGTCCTTCGCAGGCGAGCTGTACTGGCACGTCTGGGCGTCCTCGAAGATCAGCGGCCGCGTGGCCGGCTTCGTCGTGATCTCCAGCGGGCAGTCGTCGCGGTCGAGCTGGGCCATGACTTCCTCGTAGCCCGGCGCGCCCTCGAACACCCGAACCACCTCGCCGACCTCCAGCTTGCGAGTGACGCGATGCAGGTGCTTCGGGCAGTACAGGAAGATGCCCGCCGTGGCCGACGTGCGGCCGATGGTCTTGATGGTGACGTTGAATGCGTGCATGGGCACCTCTTCAGGTAGACGAGCCGGGCCGCCCGAAGGCGACCCGGCTCAGGGCTGGCTGCCGGATCAGGCGACCATGTCCAGCGTCTCGTCCACGTCCGCGAAGACGCCGCTGGCGGCCTCGTTCTTGGAGCAGAGCGTGAAGTCGACGAGCAGCATGCGCTTCTCGGAGTCGCCGGACTTCGCGATCTCCTGAGTGATCATGCCGTCGAGGTAGTCCACGGACCAGTAGTCCATGTCGAGGATGAAGAAGTCGTCCTCGCGCTGGAAACGGTTCGGGACCAGCTCGTAGACACCGTAGTCGCCGACGTACACGTCGACCGCGCCGACGACCGTCAGGCCGTTCTTCTTGTTGGCCCCGTGATCCTGATACGGGGTCGCGACGCGGGCGTCGCTGCCGAACATGTAGCGGCTGAACTTCGCCTTCGCGCGCGGCCCGGCCATCAGCACCTTCGGGTTGCCCCCGGCGATGTAGATGTCCTCGTAGAGGCCCGAGATGATCGACTCGTCGAGCGCCCGGTCGGTGCCGTCGGTGGCGGCCGTGGTCGGGAAGCCGTAGGTCGTGTTGGACAGGGCCGGATCCGCGCCCGTACCGCCACGAGACGTGTTGGTCTTCAGCCACGCCGGGACGCCGGCGAACTGCGGAGGGGTCGTCGAGTCGCCCGCGAGGGCCGCGTTGTTGGCGAGCAGCGTCGCCTCCATGTCGCGCTTCAGCTCCTTGCCCTTCTTCGCGATCTGGAAGGCGAGCGCCTTGCGGAAGCCCGCGGTGTTCACCTTGTTCGCCCGGCGGGTGACCACGATGTCTTTCCGCAGGATGCCGAGGTAGTTGCCGATCCGCTCCGGGTCGTCGAGAGCGTCGCCGGCGAAGTCGTCGCCGTCGATGTGGAAGCCGTTGTCCACGGCATCCGCGAGGGCGTCGATCTGCCATTCCTTCGACGTGGCGGAGGCGGTGCCGCGGCCACAGTTGTTGATGAACGGCGTCTCCGTCGGGGAGATGTCGTAGATCATGTCGGTGAAGTCCTCGCGGACGGTGTCACCCGCGGTCGCGAGGTCGTATCGGTCGAATGCGTTGGCCGGTTGCGGCATGAGAAGTCGTCCTCAGAGAGATTGTTCGATCACGGCGGCCAGATCCGAGACCGACCCCGAAGCCTTCAGCCTCTTCCGAGCCGCCTGCAGCTGTTTCTGCCTGCGGGACGGTCGACGCGCCTGCCCTTCCTTGCCCGGCTTCAGAGCCTTCGGCGGCTTCGCCTTCGGAGCCTTGACGCCCTTCGGGGGCGCGGACTCCTCGGTGGCCTTCGACGACTTCGCTGCCATCAGGGCGAGACGCACCCAGCGGTGGTCGACCACGGAGCCGATCTCGTCATCGCCGAACCCTACCTCGCGCAGGATCTCGCGCACCGAGGACTTCGAGGCTTCGCCCCAGTCCGGCACGGTTTCCTGCAGGAGTGCGAGTTCTTCGTTGCGATACGCCTCGAAGTCTTCCTGAAACTGGGCCTGCTGCTGCTTCTCGGTCTGCTCGTAGTGCTGGACCGCGGCCTGTTGCACGCGCTGAAGGTTCGCAGCCCGCTCGCGAATCGCATCCCGGCGGATCACGTACTGCGCCGGGTTGCTCTTCATGAGCGCCTGCATCTCGTCCGAGTTCAGCTCGCCGGCGAGCGTCTTCATCGTCTGCTCGTGGACGGCCTTGCTGATCTGCTGGGCGACCTGCATCGCGCGCGCGACGTTCGATGCGCGCTCTTCGTACGCGCGCTTCTGCTCGGAGACAGCCTGCGTCTTCCGAACGTAGTCGGCCTCTCTCTGATACCCGGAGAGTGCTTCCTTGAGGGTGACCTCCTGCTCTTCGCCCGCCACCTTCACGCTCACCTTGAGCTGGGTCATCAGATCCTCGGGATCCGACTCCAGCGCGGCGGCGAGCTCGGCGAACGACTCGATGGGCTCCTCGTTGGAAGGCTCCGTCTCTTCTTCGGCCTCCTCCTCGCCTTCGTCGTCGGCCTCTTCGGACTCCTCGTCGGGGTCATCCTCGGTGCCTTCGTCGTCGGCGGTCGTCTCCTCGTCGCCTTCTTCGGCGGCGAGTTCTTCCTGCTCTTCGTCGGCGGGCGCGTCGTCGTCGAGCGCCTCGGCCTCGTGTTGCTCTTGTTCGTCCATCGCCGCCTCGATGCGGGCGGCGGCTTCCTCAACGGATCCGTCTCGGGCTGCTTCAGCCATCAGTGCGGCTCTCCTGCGCGGGGTTCGGCATCAGGCATCTGGCGAGCAGCGATGCCGGCGGCGAGCTGCTCTCGATTCGTGGCGACGGTGGCGATGCGGCGGATCCACGCCAGCACCTGCAGCCGCGTGGCGAGGTCGAGCACACGGTCGGTCGCCTCCTCATCGCCCGGCGCCGTGGGCGCCTCCATGCTCTGGACGAGCGTCTCGCGCGCCGCGTCGAAGACTTCCTTCGTGACGGGATCGTTGAGCCACGCCCGGAACCGCTCGGGATCATCGCTGCGTCGGGACATCAGGCGCCTCCTGTCGGCAGGTCGATGACGATCGATCGCCGCCCGTCTACGGGCTCCACGGACAGCATGTCCAGAGAGACTTCGATCGAGGCGGCCCCGCGGCGGACGACGAAGGGGATGCGCTCCGCGTCTCGCTTGCGCGCTTCGATGGAGAGCGCCTCGATGGTGACCTGATCCATGCGAACGGCCTCCTCGGCGGCGGCCTGCGCCGCAGCGACGGCTTCGAGGTAGGTCCGGGCCGCGGCGGTAAGCGTCGCCTGCACCAGCCGGCGACCGCCATTCAGACGCTCCACCAGCCGCGCCTGCTCCCCGTCGACTGCGACCTTCGTGCCGTTCTGCTGGAACACGAACGTGGTCATTCGCGCGCTCTACTCATTGATCTGTTGCGGATTCTGCCATCAGAACGCCTCGGACGCAGTACGCAGGGCGGCGGCGATCGCGGACCCCCTCTCCGCCCCGAACTGCTCCTGAAGCGCCGGCACCACGCGATCCCGCCAGTAGCCGGGCACATTCTCGACGTAGCTGGTCGCCACAGGGTGCTCGCGGCGAGCGTACTGCCCGCCCTTTTCCAGCGCGCCCAGCAGCTCCATGCCGATCTCCTGCCCGGCCGGACTCATGCCACGAGGCATCATCGCGCTCTGCGTGTCCTCGACGCGGCGAGCGGCCTCAGCGGCGCTCGACCCGGAAACCAGCTCGGCGATGCCACCGAGGCCGCCCACGGCGTCCGCGATCATTCCGGACCCGATGTGCCCCGCCATCTCCGCGGCTCCGAACGTCTTCGTCCCCATGTCCTGCATCCGGCCGATGTAGCTCCGCCACGTCGAGCCCTCCTTCTCGCCTCGCATGTCTGCGAACTGCTGTGCCGCGGCGGCGAGGCCCGCCATCGCGCCCAGCTCGGGTCCGCGCACTGCGCCCGCCTGACCACCGCCGGCGTTCCACTCGTCGAGCGCGGCGCCGACGCCCGGATCCTCTCCGGCAGGCCGCCGGTAGGAGTCCGGCACGCGGGCGAGAAACCGATCTGCATCGTCACGCGGGACCATGACGGGGATGGTGTCCTGCCCCAGCTCCAGCGCCGCCAGCGCGCGGTGGCGGCCGTCGTCGAAGGCGATGCCGTCGCGCGTCAGGCCGACCACCGGCGGATCCATGGGCATGCCCCGCTCCATCCGGGCTCGCGCTTTCGAGAGGCGGTCCCCGATCTGATTCTCCGGGTTCCGCACGTCGAAGGTCCCGGACATCCCGCGTTCGATCAGCTCCTCCGTCGGGACATTCACGAGCACGTAGTTGCCCTGTTCGAGCTGCGAGCGGGTCCACCGCTGAGCCTGCTCGCCGGTCGCCCAGTTCACGTCGGTGCGCCCGCGAGGCGCGCGGAGCATTGCCTCCTGCGCGTCCATGGCCTGCCCGTAGTCGTCGACGTATCGCGGCTCGACTGGGCGCGCCGGAGCTTCGCTGTACCCCATGAAGGACACGTCCGGCTCGCCATCGTTGAAGCGACCGAAGGTCCCCTTGTCCCAGTCCGGAGGCGCCTCGTCATCGTCCCAGCGCAGGCGGGCGGCTTCATCGAAGCCCATCTGCGAGTACATCTCGGGAAGGACGGTGTCGAAGGCGTCGAGCTTCTTGCCGCCGTTCTCGACGCCGTGGAGCAGGATGTTCTGAGCGACGCCCTTGTGCGTGCCGTCCGAGAATGCGGAGACGATGTCGCCATCCGGCTTCAGGGCGTAGCCGGCCGCGCCGTCCTCGGTGAGGAACAGGCGCATGCCCTTGTACTCGTCGGTGGGATAGACGTAGACGCTGGCGCCGAAGCGATTCGCGTCCTTCGCTGCGGTGATCGATTCGGCGAACACCCGCGCCCCGGCATCGTCCGGGGAGATCTCGATCAGGTCCGGCGACGCTCGGCCGATTCGCGCAACGCTCTCCTGATACGGCTCGGGGAGTCGAAACCGTGCAGCTGGAGTAGCTCCTCGACTTCGGAGTCCGTCGGCGTCTCCGATCTCGACTTCGTCGAAGACCCGCTCTCCGGTCGTTGGCCCTTGTGCTCGGAGCTCATCGTAGACCCTCGCCAGCGTCTCGTTTTCGAGCGTGCGGAACGCGCGCCCTTCGGACCCCAGAAGTGTAGCAGCACCCTTGCCGGCAGCCTCCGCCGCGTCAACGGTTGTGTCGACAGCGCGGAGCACGGAAGGAACGACTCCCGCTTCGGCCTCCTCCGGCGCCATGCCGGCGCCCAGAATGCCCGCGCCTACTGCGGCCCCACCCACGCCTGCGAGAAGGTCGCTGCTGTCGCGCTCGGCGGGGTCGAAGGCGGCGTTGACGGAGCGCGTGTTCGCGAATTCACCGTAATCGTCAGGGAACCGGACAAGTCCGTTCGGCGTGCGAACCGCACTGATTCCGCGAGGCTCCAGCACGTCCTCGTAGACTGCCTGAACCAAGTCTGGAGAGTCCCAGAGCCCCGCAGAATTAACGATGTCCGTTGGCGCAGCGTCTCGCGCCAAGCTCGCAGCCGTTGCTTGGTACTCTTCCTGCAGGCCGCGCCGGCGCAAGGACCGCACGATGTCGGCCTGTATGTCTTCCACGTCTACCGCGTCATCGGCACGCGACAGCCAGCCGTGTTCTCCGTACGAAGACAGGCGGTCAACCCCGTATTCGATGTCGGGGTTGCGCTCAAACATCGCCCACGTCGCCTCGCTGCCCGGCTGCAGCGGAGAGTCTGCGCCGCGCGTCACGCGCGTGTATTCAAACCCCATCTCCCGCGCACGCTCCATGCGCGCGGCGTCGGACATATCAAGAGCGGGCTGAGCCTGCTCGCCGGTGTCCGAGTTCACGTCGGGGCGCCCGCGAGACGCGCGGAGCGCGGAAGAAACGACTCCCGCTTCGGCCTCCTCCGGCGCGAGCATCCCGGCACCTACCGCTGCGCCCCCTACGCCTGCGAGCCTTGCCGGGTCGAAGATCGGCCGGACCTGCCGGTCGGGGCGCAGCAGCAGCTGCTCGGTGCCGTACGGTGCGTTGCGGGTGCCCTCGACCTCTCCGGGGCCCTCGGGGCTCCATGCGAGCGTGTCGACGCCCTCGTCGCGCAGCCGCTGCTGGTACTCCGGGTCACCCTCGGCCATCTCCATGTCGGTCTCGACATCGGTCCAGCGGGTGCGGCCAGTGCGGACGCCAGCGGGGGTGACCTGAGGGGCGCCCGCGTACCGCGGAACGCCCATGCCTCGGTTGAACAGCTCACCCTGCCGATCGAGCGCGTTCTCCATCTCGAAGTAGGCGGGGTCGATGCCGAGTTCCGCCGCGACCTCGCGCTTCGCCGCATCCTCGATCTGCCGGATCTCTTCGTAGCGGGCCGCGTTGTCGCGACTCTTGAGCTGCTCGTAGTGCCGCCTCAGCCGGTCGGCGATCTCCGGCTTCTCTCGGATCTGCTGGTCTCCGACGAGGCCGATGGTCCGCGCCAGCCACTCCTCAGGATTGTTGCCGTCGATGACCTCTTGCTGCAGCTGCTGCCAGCGCGGGTTCTGCGTGAGCCGATCGCGAACCGGACCGCGCCGCGACGACAGACGCTCCCGGGCGCTCGCAAGGAACTCCACTTCGTTGTCCGTCAGGGACAGGGAGCGGGCTTCCTCGCCGATGCTGTTCAGGAGCGCATCACGCTCGGCCACCGTGCGCTCGGGCAGTGGGGCCCGCTCCGGGTCGAACGAGATCGGGCTCCCCGTGGCTTCGCCGGCCGCGTAGTAGCTCGCGTAGTGCGGGCTGTTCGTGAAGAACAGGGAGCGCTGATTGCCGAGCTCGTCCAGCTGCTGAAGCTCATCGGCGAGCGACGTGGTCGAGCCGCGGTACAGCAGATCCTCGTCGGGCATCAGCAGTCGCCGCAATGGCGACGCTTCCGCATCTTCCGGCAGCATCGCGGCGGTCATGAGGCCTGCGAGCGCCACGCCCGGCATCGCGCCGCGCATCTCGCTCCACATCGGCGAGAACGTGCCTCCGTTCGAGATCGACAGCTCCGCGATCGCATCGAAGTACTCGTCCGGCGTCATGCGGCCCGCTTTCAGGTCCTTCGCCAGCTGCCCGGCCGCGGTCAGGAACTTCTTGTTCCGCTTCAGGTGGTCGGGGAACGCGCCGCGAATCGCTTCCCATGTGATGGACTGCATCTCGCGAGGGGAGACGCCCACGGCATCCGCCGCGACCCGGTAGGCGTCCGCGAGGATCGGGTAGGTGCCCGTCAGGCCGAGCGGCCCGGAGGAGCCGGAGCCATCACCACCGGATAGGTTCCGTTTCACGTCCGTCGCCTTGCCGCTCAGCGGCTGCAGGAAAGCCGCCGCGACTGCGTGCGTGTCGATGGTGACGCTGAAGGGGTCGTCGGGATCGAGGATGTTGTTGTAGAAGTTCCGGACCTTGTGCGCGCCCCCGAGCTGCCGGCTGACGTTTTCCGGACTGCTGTCCTGCAGGATCGAGAGCGCCTTGCGGATCTCGCCGATGGAGCCCCACGCGATCTTCTTCGGCTCGCCATTCCCGCCGCCTGCGCGGGCGAGGCCGATCACGTCGCCCTCGGGCGTCACCTCGGGATACTCGCGCGGGTTGTTCATCTCGTCGAACATGCGGACCGCGACGGCCTGCTGGTCGGCGGGCAGCTCGCGCATCGGCGTACCGATCGAAGCCTCCAGCTGCTCCGGGCTCACGCCGCCGATCTCAGTCGGACGCTTTCGGCCCTTCGGGACTGTCGCGTTCTGGATGGTGTCCCGCAGCTTCGCGACCATCTCGGGCGAGACCACGGTGTCCATGTGCAGGTCGTTGATCTCGACGAGGCGCCGTGCGAGATCCGCGTTCTGGAACCAGTCCTTCTGCGGCGACAGCGCGGCGAGCACGCCCGCCATCTCGTGCGGGGGCCTGTTGAAGCGCCGAGCCTGCTCGTTCGCGAATCGGTTCGCGCCCCTGTACCACTGCCGCGTGCGGCCGCGGACATTCTCCGGCACCGCGCTGTACAGGCGCACCAGTTGCTGGGCGACCTGATCGATCGTCTCCGCGATGCGCGCGTCCGGGTTGCGGTAGCGGTTCCGAGGCAGGCCCAGCGTGTCCGTAGCGAGCACGTTCGCGTTCTGCGCGAGGGCCTTCTCGCCGCCGGGCTGACGGAGTGCGTCGACGCCGACGATCAGGCGCTCGCCATCGCTGGGGGCCCCGCCGCGGTACTCGACCCCGTCCTGCTTCCCCCGCGGCACTCGGGTGCTGACGAGAAGTCGGTCCTCGTCCCATGGCACTTCCGCCGGCGCGAGCGGGTAGGTGTCGAAGGCCTGCGCCCCGGCCGCACGCCGCGCCTGCTGCGCCTGCGCCTGCTTCAGGCCGTCGAGCGCCCTCGTGAGTCGGCTCATCGGTCAGCCTCCGACACCGTAGGTCACGTGCATCCGATCGAGGCGCGCTTCGAGCGCGCGAGTCTTCTCAGCGGTGCGGGCCAGCTCCTCCCGGGCATCGCCGAAGCTGTTCTGCATCCGCGTCAGATCGCCCTCGATGACGCCTACCCGCGACAGAATCTGGTCATCTCGCTGCGCCGAAAGATCCTGCGTGTTCTGCGTCAGCAGGATCGAGAACGCCAGCGCGCCCCCGACCAGCGGGACGATCACCGAGACCGTCACGCCCAGCAGGCCGACGGCCAGCCCCCACATCGGGGCGTTCTGTCGCTGCGTGAGGTTTCCGATGGAGCGATCGTGAGAGGTGATCAGCGTCTCGGTCTTGCTGGTCCGCTCGTTGAGGGCGGTGATGCCGTCGAACACCTGATCGAACTTCAGATCAACGTGCGCTCGCAGTCCCGAAAGCTGCTCTTCGATCGATGCCATGCTGTCCGACTCCATCTCAGGGGCCACTGCCGGAACCGGCCGTCAGCGCGCGCGTCACCCCTTCGAGCGCCTCCGTGACGCCCGACTCTGCCGCGTCGTTCTCGATGTCGAGGCTTCGTGCCTCCTCCGCGGCCTTCGCCGTCTGCGCCTGCGTGAGCGCGCTCTCGAAGGCCTGCGCCTGCCGCTTCAGCATCAGCTCCATGCCCTTCAGCCGCTGATCCATCGCCTTCATCTGGGCGTCGCGCTGCGCCTGTGCAGCGTCCAGCTGGAACCGCATCTGGTCCATGCGTTCGAGGTGCTCCTGCTGCCGCTGGGCGAGCTGGAGCTGCTGCTGAGACAGTTGCGCGGAGGCCATGGCGACAGGGTCGGGCGGCGCCTGCGGGGGCTGTCGCCCCTCGGCCGGCGGGACGAAGCTGTCGACGTGCCCCACGTCCGCGTTCTCGATCATCTTCGCGAACGTGTGGCGGATATGACTCATGTCCACCATCCCGAGCCCGAGCATCTCCTTCTGCTCCTGCAGGATCGCGCCGAGCAGCTGGGTCATGCGCTCCTTGTTGTTGAACCCGAGGCCGACGTTGACGGTCATGCTCGCACGCTCGCGCCACGCCGACGGGTTCGTCTCGATGAACTCGCCGCGAAGCTGGATCACGAGATCTCGGTCGACGTGCGCGCGGGCGAGCGCGTGCGCTTTCAGGCAGAGCTGCTTCACACCGGTCTCGGCCATCAGGCGGACGATCAGCTCGATGCGCTCCGAGGCTTTCGTCATCGCCTCCGCGAAAGCCCCCTCGGTCGACTGCTGCAGCACCTTCGGGTCCAGCGCCATGCCCGGCGCCACGCCGGTGCGGATGACGGTGTCCTCGTCGAAGTACTTGATGACGGACAGCATCTCTTGCGTGATCGGCTGGTGCTGCTCGCGGAACACGGCGTTCTGGGGCGGCCCCTGCACCGGGATCATCGTCGCCTGCGCGTCCTGCATCAGCTCCGTGGTCTGCTCTGCGTAGGCGTTCTCGTCGATGTAGGTGCGGCCCGTGTTGATCCGGTAGGCGTTGTCGAGCACGAGGCGGGTGAGGGTGCTCTTGATGCGCTGCAGGTCCATCACGGCGTCGTTCATCGACAGGCCCGGGTGGCGGTGCGGCATCAGGATCGACGTGAGCGAGCAGAACGGCTGGAAGTCGACCACGTCATTCGCGAACAGCTCGTTCCCGATCTTCAGGCAGTAGCGGTGCTCAGCTAGGCCGTCGCCGTCGAAATCGACGCGAACGTAGCACTCCTCGACCCAGTACTGCCGCATGGAGTCGTCGTCGGTCGACTCGTTGGCGGGGTTCTCGTCGTCGGTGTACTGGCGCCCGACGCGCTCGTCGCTCCAGTCGTGATCCTCGGCGTTGCCGATTTCCGACAGCCTGTCAGGGTCGCATCCCATCTCGACGAGCGTCGTGAACGGGACTGGCCGCCGGTGCGCGACGAAACCGGCCTCGTCGAGATTCCAGCTGTTGCAGCCGTCGTCGACGAGAACCTCGTCGCCGGGCACCGACTGCCACTTGATCTCGACCTTCTCGCATCGCTTCTCGGCCGTGAGTTCGTAGACCTTCAGAGGCTGCACCACGCCGTCAACATCGACGACGGTCTCCTCCTCCTCCTCCTCGGTGATCTCCCAGCCGTCCTCCAGCAGGGCCGCCTTCTGGCCGGCGGTGATGCCCGAGAACCGCTTCGTCTCGATCCACTCCCGCTCCTCGGGCCAGATCTTCGCGTAGCCGTTCGGGTACATCAGGGCGTCCTTGGCCCACTGGTACATCTGCACCCAGCCGAAGTTCTGGCGGAGCAGGATATGGTTGACCACGTCGGTGTCTTGCTGCGCGGCCTCGATGTCCGCCCTGCCCTCAGGCTCGAACTCGACGAATCGCTCGCCGGCACCGAACACCCGCATGATGGACGGCAGGATCCACTCCACGGTCTCCATCGACTCGCGGGTCGTGACCTTGCTGTATCCGACGCGCTCGTCCCCGTACGGGCGGCCGAGGTAGTAATCGAGAGATCTCGCGCGGTTGTCGGACAGCTCGCCGTCTTCGTCGTTCATGGCGCTGTCGATCTTGTTCTGGAGGAAGACGAGGAGCTCGTCCTCGTCCATCGGCTCGGGGTCGAAGGCCATGCGGGCGGGTCTCCGGGGTGCCAGTGTCGCCGGATTCTACGCACCCGCGCCCGGCGTGTCAGACGATGTGCGCGTCCGTCTTCGAGCCGAGTTTCTCGCGGATCACGCGCTTGCGTCGGTCGGAGATCTCCGGAGCGGGGGCGTTCCAGTCGTAGCCCTCGGCGATCATTCGGAGCGCGTCCGCCCCGTTCGACGCCCAGTTGTGCAGCGGCTGCATGAGGTGCGTCCCGCGCAAGTCGTCGTACTTGAAGGCGTACTCGATCAGGCAGTCCATGCCGTCCTCGCACTGCTCCTCTGCGATCTGCAGGACAGACCAGAGCTGGCGGGTGCGGTTGATGCCGACGATGACCTCGGGCGTGCGCGGGACCCGCCGGACGTTCTTCATCCCGAGCTCGCGGAACTGCTGGATCAGGGAGCGGTTGCCCATGCCCATCTTGACGTGGCCGCCGTCGTGCGGGAGCAGGTGCTCTCCGTAGTTGTAGCCGCGGCCCTGCAGGACCTGCCAGTAGTGCTCGGGCTCCTGCATCCGGTTCTGGTAGTAGTCGACGAGGCGGATCATCGGGCCAACGTGCTGGAAGAACCAGATTGCGGTGTGGTCGTTGCGCCCGAGATCCCATGCGGTGTGCACCGGAGTCGTGGTCACCACCGGGATCCGCGGGAGGATGCGCCCCTCTTCGCGAGCCCTCTTGATCTGCACCGCGTAGATCGAGCCTTCAGCATAGCTCTGCAGCTCGCCCAGCCACTTGTGGAGGTACTTCTCGTAGTCCGTGGCCTTGTCGTCCTCCATCTCGGCGCGGAGCACGTCAGGGAACCACGGGTTGTCCTCGAACGTGACCTTCTGGATCCACGCCCGGCCGTCAGGCGGGGGGCGCTTCACGAAGCGTTGCCAGACGGCGTCGGTCTTGTACCGGGGGTTGAAGGTGAGCCAGATCTGCGAACCGGGCTTCCGCACCGTCGGCGTGAGAATGTCGAGCGACTTGTCGCTGACGGTCTCCGCTTCCTCGACCCATGCGATGTCGATCCCCTCCGTGGACTTCACGCCCTCGGGGTTGTGCTTCAGGCCTGCGTAGATGAACTCGGTGCCATTGCGGCCCCGGATCCCGCGATCGGTGATGCGGTAGAACCCGTTGCCGTACTCGTCGAGGCCGTGATGCCGAATCCGGTCCCTCAGCAGGGCGTGGACAGAGTCACGGATGGACTTCTGAACCTCGCGGCAGCAGAGAATCCTGCGCGGCCGCTCGGTGCCCTTGATCACGGTCAGGATGTCCGCGACCGTCCACGACTTCGCCGAGCCCCGACCGCCGAACATGACCTTGTACCGCTCGTCGCCGAGGAGGCCCTCGAAGGCCTCGGATATGTTCACCCGAGCCGCCATCAGCCGACCTTCGGGATCACCATGCGATCGCCCAGCCACAGACGTTCCACGTGGAACCATCTGGTCCCGACGCAGAAGATCAGTCGGCCGCGGATCCTGAGCAGGGTGTAGCGGCGGCGGGTCCAGTCCTTCCGACGCATGAACTGGAAGTCGATCAGCGGGCGAGAGCCCCACTCGTGGCCTCGATCACCCTCAGCGCGAGTCTCGACGCTTGCGGACTCGCCGAGAGCGCTCGACGCTTTCTCGGACCTCTCGGGCACGGACAGCGAGGGGGTCTCCATCGATCCTCTCCTCCAGAAGTTGATACCAGTGCGCGCGATGAAGCCCCGGGGCTGGCAACTCCACCCCGTGCTCGTCCGCGACTGCGGCCGCCGCTTGCTGGTTCGTGAGGCGCTGATCCATGGACTGCATGGCCGCCCAGACCCTCGGCGCCACCTCTGAGATCGGCCGGACCTTGAGGGGGTGCCGGCCGCCGAAGATGTCGTCGATCACGGCGCGGTGATGTGCTTCGTCGCCCACATGACCGCTTCCTCGACGCGGTCCTTCGCCAGCTGCAGCTCGCGGGAGTGGCCGCTGGAGATGCCGATGCGGTCGAGCAGATCCCAGAAATCGGCGCCGTACTCCTTCACGTTCGAGATTCGGTCCTGCTGCAGGTCGCTCAGCTGCTGCGGCGTGCGCCGCATGACGTTCTCGCGCGCGTTGCTCATTCGCCCTCTCCCTTGCTGGTCCTGACGATGTTCAAGGTGACCTCCATGTTGCCACCCTCGGCGCCGTCAGGCGCATCGCCGAAGCCCACGTCGACCTTGTTCCCCCACCGCTTCGGGCGCATGCGGGCCGCGACCCACTTCCGGGCGTCGACCCCGAGCCGGTCTCGCTGGACCCGCTCCGAGCAGTCCTCTCCGTCGCCGCTCAGCAGTCCGTCGGCGATCTCGACGATCTCGTCCGCCTGCAGCTCCGCTCGCAGCGCAGACGCGCGCGCGTACTGCTCTGAAAAGGGGTGCCCGGGATCCGCCAGCCAGCCGCACACGGTGCTCAGGTGGGGCGCGCCGGGCATCTCTCGGCAGATCCTGCGGAGCGACCATCCCTCGACCATGCGGCCGCATATCTTCATCGCGAGGGCGGCGGAGTACTTCGTGGGGCGGCCGATCTTGCGCTTCGGCGCTGGCTTCGCCTTCGGCTTAGGCGTCGTAGGCACGAGAGGACTCCCAGACCGCGAGATCCAGTGCGTAGTGCTCGCGCAGCTCCTGCTCCCGGTACGTCGGATCCTGCCCGACGAGAGGATCTGCCGATGCGTTCAGGTGCGGGAGATCCCCGAGTCCGAACCGGGGCCAGTGCGCTTGAATGTTCTCGAAGCGGTAGACGATGTCCGGCCTCCGCGGCAGGCGCGGCAGCTGAGGATCCCAGTGCGGGTCCTTGACGCCTCTGAGGACAGCGTCCACGAAGGTCTCGTAGGAAGCACCGCGAGGGATCTCCAGACCGGCAGCGTCCGCGCCGAAGCGAGCATGGGGGTGGAAGTAGCGCCACGCGGAGGTGAGCCGCGCCAGCGGGTGGCGCAGGAAGCACGTCAAGGGCCGCGACAGGCCGCGCTCCGTGAGCAGCACGTCAGGGGCGATCTCGGGCATCCGGTTCCGCTTCATCGCGTCACGGATGCTCTGCCAGCCGGCCTTCGGAAAGACCGCGAGGAAGAACTCCTGATCCACGTCGTAGACGACCAGCATCACATGCGCTCGAACAGGACGCCGACGTGCAGGTTCGGCGCGGTGGCGCCGGCGAAGGTCAGGCGCACGCCGACGTGGCACTGCAGAGGGAAGGGCAGCATCCACTGGCCCGAGCTTGAGATCACGAGCGCCGCCTGCGCCTCGTCCTTGTCGCGGGTCGGGGTGAACGTGCCCGGATCTCCGGCGCAGTCGTCCTCGACGGTGACCGTGCCGCCGCCGAAGCCGTTCCCGGTGCCGCCGTCCACCTTGATGATGCACTTCCCGTGTCCGCGCACGGTGATCGTCTGGTTGCTCGTGAGCGTGGCGCGGTACTGGCCGGTGGTGTCCATGGTCAGTCGTCCCTCGTGTCGAAGATGCCCCTCACCATGGAGCGCAGAATCGACCGCAGCATGGTTGCGACGATGCTCGACCGGACCGGATCGTCATCCACGACGGGCGAGCCCGGCGTGATCCCGGGGTAGAGCGTCGCGAGCATGACGCGGTCGGCGGTCGCGATAGTGCCATCGGGCGCCGGGATCTCTCCATCGGCGCCGAGGCCCATCATCGAGAATCGACGATCGCGAGTATCGACTGCCATGCGGTCATGATCTCCGGGTAGCGCTCGATGATGT